GCCTAGCGGCTTAATTGTTATGTCCTGCGCTACTACAGGCAGAGCAGAGCATGGCACTAAACGCACTAGCCCAGCAGATGCTCCATTCTGCAATGATTATTACAAGAACTTAACAGAGCAAGACTTTGTAGAACAATTTAAGCTAGACGATATGTTCTCTGCTTATGAATTTGGAATAGGAGAGGCTACCAAAGATCTCTACTTTTATGGGGTTAAGAAATGAAGATGAGCAAAAAGCAAGCCAAGATCGGCAAGGTAATGGGCGAGTACAAGGAAGGTACTCTACATTCTGGCAAGGGTGGCAAGGTAGTTAAGAATCCTAAACAAGCAATTGCTATTGCCATCTCAGAGGCAGCTAAAAAAGGTCGTTACAAGAAATGACCGATCAGGAGCTAATAGAGCTTATTCAAAACATGGCTTATCAAAGGGATGGATATAAAGGATATAGTGAGCCTTTGCCACAAGAAACAAGCCCATATACTAGACCAGAACAAATAAATCCTGCGTTAATGCAATATATGGCGCAAAACTTCCAAGGTGGTCAAGAAAACGAATTTTCTCCATTAGGTTTAACTGGTGGTGGAGCAGGGTTTAATACTGGAAATGTAAAAGGTATAGGTTATGGCGGTAGATTAAGCGCAGATTTGCCATTAAGCGAACAGCAACTACTTAATCTTGGTATTAGTGGAATGGCAAGCGATGTTACCTATGGAATGGGTACTCCATACCAAGGCAGAAGTGCTAGATCAGACATTACAGGCATAGATGCAACTCTTAGGGACTTAGTTAGAAACCAAGAGTTCGGAGCATCCTACGCTAAAGACCCAATTAAGAATGACCCTTTCTACAGTCTGTTTTATAGAAAGCGTTTCTAAATGAAAATAAGGGATGCTGCCAAGATATTTGAGCGCATAGGTGTAGCTGGATACAATAAACCCCGTAGAACACCAAACCATCCCACTAAAAGCCATGTTGTAGTAGCTAAAGAAGGCGATCAGGTTAAGACTATTCGTTTTGGTCAGCAAGGCGTTAAAGGCAGTCCTGAGGGTAGTGCTAGAAACGAATCATTCAAAGCTCGCCATGCTAAGAATATTGCCAAGGGCAAGATGAGCGCAGCATTTTGGGCTAACAAAGTAAAGTGGTAAAAGTGTTGTAGAATAGATACACAATTAACCATCAACCCAAAGGGAATGGTATGGAAAACGCTATAGAAAACAATAATGTAGAAGTTGCACCAACTAATAAGGGTGGTGCGCCTGTAGGAAATCAGAATGGCAAGAAGGGAAAGCTGTTCTACAACCAACTCAGAGTAGCTCTTGTACAAGAGGATTCACGCAAGTTGCGTATGATTGCTCAAAAGCTAGTAGATGCAGCAGAGCAGGGTGAGCCTTGGGCTATCAAGGAAGTAATAGACAGGGTAGACGGCAAGGCCGTACAAGCTACAGAGATAAGTGGTTTAGATGGTGGCATCTTAGAAACCCTAAACACTATTAACATCGTACTAAAAAAGCCTGATGGAGCTTAATGTAGAGTTCCCAGAGAAACTAGAGTTTCTGTTTCAACCAAGCAGATACAAGGTTCTCTATGGTGGTCGAGGCTCTGGCAAGTCATGGGGCGTAGCTAGGGCATTGTTAGTTATTGGGCTACAAAAGAGTACAAGAGTGCTATGCGCCAGAGAGTTCCAGAACTCTATTAGCGACTCTGTTCATGCTCTATTAGCAGATCAGATTAAGTCTATGGGATTAGAGGACTTCTACGAAATACAGAATACTGCAATCTACGGCAAGAATGGAACTGAGTTCTTATTTGCTGGACTAAAGCACAACATCACTAAGATTAAGTCTTTTGAGGGTGTAGATGTATGTTGGATAGAGGAAGCTCAGACCACCAGTAAATCAAGCTGGGATACGCTGATTCCTACAATCCGTAAGGAAGGCTCAGAGATCTGGATTACATTTAATCCTGAGTTAGATACGGATGAAACCTACAAACGCTTTGTAGTGCAACCACCTAATAATGCGGTAACGCAGAAGGTGAACTGGTCAGACAATCATTGGTTTCCTAAAGTTCTACAAGAGGAAAAGGATGATCTCAAAGAACGAGATATGGATGCCTATCTCAATGTATGGGAAGGCAATACAAGACAAGTATTAGATGGTGCTGTATACGCTAAAGAACTAAGGAAAGCTCAAGAGGAAGGCCGTATCAAGGACATCAACCAAGATAAGGCAATCGAGGTATCTACATTCTGGGATATTGGCTGGGCAGATATGACTAGCATTTGGTTTGTGCAGACGATACCAGGTGGCGAAGTTAGAGTAATAGACTTTTATCAGGACTGCCAAAAGCCTATAGATCACTATGTAGAAGTTCTACAGAATAGAGGCTATGTCTATCGAGATCATTGGCTGCCACATGATGCCGAGAACAAAAATATGACAGGCAAGAGCGTTAAAGATATTATGCAGAATATGAACTTGCCAGTAAGGATAACCCCTAGACTGTCTATATCAGAGGGAATTAACGCAGCTCGTATGCTAATGAACAGATGCTATTTTGACCAAAACAGATGCGCTGAAGGTCTACAAGCATTGCGACATTATCGGTATGATGTAAACCCTGATACTAAAATGTTTAGTGATAAACCCTTACACGACCAACACAGCCACGCCTCAGATGCTTGGCGTTACTGTGCGGTAGCGTTAGATGAGCAACCGAACAACTGGAACAAAGCAATTAAGATCAACACAAAATGGATAGTCTAATGGATGAAGGCACACTAAAAGGCATACTTGATGCCGAGATAGATAACGCTATTGGCTTTATCGAGAGTGAAACTACAGATGATCGTAGGAAAGCCCTTGAATACTACAATCGTTACGAATACGGCAATGAAGTAGAAGGCCGTAGCCAGATCGTTACAGGCGAAGTAGCCGAGGTAGTAGATGGTGCGCTGCCACAATTACTGCGTATCTTTACACAGTCTGATGAGATTGTGCGCTTTGAGCCTAAAGGCCCAGGCGATGAGGAAAAAGCAAAGCAAGCCACAGAGTATGTGAACTGGGTAATGAGCCGAGATAACGATGGCGTATTGCTAATGCACAATTGGTTTAAGGATGCGCTCTTGCAAAAGAACGGAATCGTTAAGGTCTATTGGGATGAGAAGATTGATGTCAGCAAAGAGAAATATCAAAATCTGACACAAGACGAAGTAACGATGTTACTCAATGATCCAGAAGTAGAAGTAGTAAACCAAAAGACTACAGAAGTAGCCCCAGCAGGAATAGATCCTATGGGTATGCCTATTCCAGCAGTCTATTCTTACGATGTTAAGCTCAAAAAGACTAAGAAAACTGGCAAGGTAATTGTAGAGAATGTGCCACCAGAGGAGTTCTTAATCTCTAAGAAGGCTAGGACTATTGCTGATGCGCCTTTTGTAGCCCACAGAAAACTGGCTACTCGCTCAGAGTTAATTGCAATGGGCTATGAGAAGGATATTGTAGATAACCTTCCTACTTATGCAGACTTAACTTATAACCAAGAGAATGTGGCAAGGTTCGATCAAGGCGAGCAGCCTAGCGATCAAGCAAGCCTAGACTTCTCTATGCAAGAGATTGAGGTAATTGAGTCTTATATCAAGGTAGACTTTGATGGAGATGGTATTGCTGAGTTGCGTAAAGTTACCTATGCTGGCACAGACATCCTAGATAACGAGGAAGTAGATTTCGTACCATTCTGTTCTATTTGCCCTATCCCTATGCCACACAAGTTCTTTGGTCATAGCCTGGCAGATCGAGCAGTAGACATACAACTGATTAAATCTACAGTAACCCGTCAGATCCTAGACAATCTCTACATGACTAACAGCCCTAGAATGGGCGTGGTAGAAGGTCAAGTAAACCTAGATGATCTGCTAACAGTTACAGCTAATGGCATTGTGCGTATGAAAAATACCCAAGCCATCATTCCATTAACAGTACCACCAACTGCTAACCAATCATTCCCACTATTGGAATACTTGGATTCTGTACAGGCCGT